TACATAGGAGTAACTTAAGTATGAGTGACGGTGTAGTGTGGTTAGACACTGAGGCTGGTGAGTTCGAGGGCTACTGGAAAGAGGTAGACACTGATCACGTAGAGCTGTTGACCATCAAGTGGCAAGGTTCAGATGTGACTCACCTAGTGCCTTCAATGCTCTACGACAGGATTTACGAGGAAGCGTGGTTAGACTACAAGGGGGTGTTGTAACACAAAACAAACTGTGGTATAATATGGGTATCCCATTACGGGATTAATTGAAACAAAACGAGGATTATCTCAATGTCAGCACAAGTAATCGAAGGTACACTGAATTTCTCACACGTAACTTCCCACGATGTATACAACGGGCAAGACACGGGTGCGTACTCAGTTACCGTAACTCTATCAGAGGATGACGCCTCTGCAATGTCCGCTAAGGGCGTCAAAATCAAGGACTATCAGGGCGCGAAGCAACGCAAGTTCAAATCCCGGTACGACGTTAAAGTAATGGACGCAGATGGCAACCCTTACGAGGGTGAGATTCCGTACAACTCCACTGTACGAGTGAAGTACAAGCTAGGCCCTCAGCACCCTGTGCATGGTGTTAGCACGTATCTAGAAGCTATCAAAGTTCTAGAAGAAGCCGTCAACGAGGCCCCAATCGAGGACTTCTGATGGGTAAGTTTCTGCGACACGAGGAATGTCCCAAGTGTGGCAGTAGTGATGCTTTGGCGGTCTATTCCGATAGCCGCCATTGCTTCTCCGCTGCTTGTGGTTACCACTCAAAGGAAGGTGACGATATGGACGCATCACCAATGGCTCAGGCGGTATCGTCTGCGTCAAGAGAATTAACACCAAAAAAACCACTTGACATGAACGGTGTTATTGCCTCTATCCCTGACCGTAGGCTGTCACAGGATACGTGCAGGAAGTACCAAGTTACCGTTACGTACACAAAAGACGGGAAGATCGAGAAACACCACTACCCGTACTACAATACAGAGACGGGTGAAATTACTGGATCCAAAGTCCGTGAGGTAAAGACCAAAGGATTCTACGCCAGCGGTGACTTACGAGACACTGGGCTGTTCGGGCAACAAGCCTGCAGAGGAACTGGCAAGTACATCACCATTACGGAGGGTGAGATAGATGCAATGTCAGTGTACGAGATGTTCGGGCAGAAGTTTGATGTTGTATCGCTTCGGTCTGGCGCCCAGTCAGCCGCTAAAGAGATTAAAGAGCAGCTGGAGTGGCTCGAGGGCTACGAAAAGGTAGTACTGTGTTTTGATCAGGACAAGGCCGGGCAGGTTGCTGTAGATCAAGTGAAAGACCTGTTCAGCCCTAACAAGCTGAAGATCTGTAAGCTGCCTATGAAGGACGCCAGTGAGATGCTGGTGGCTAACAAGGTAAAGGAGTTTGTACAGAACTGGTGGGACGCTAAAGTCTATCAACCTGACGGTATCATCTCAGGGCTGGAGACATGGGACGCGCTAGTCAACAAACGCAACGTCAAGAGCGTACCTTACCCTTGGGAGGGCCTCAATGAGATAACACGAGGCCACCGTCCGTTTGAGCTAGTGACTGTTACCAGTGGCTCAGGCATGGGCAAGTCTCAGTTCATCCGGGAGCTAGAGTACGACCTACTCAAGCGCACAGGTGACAACATCGGAGTACTGGCGCTGGAGGAGGATGTCGCTAGGACGGCTCTAGGCATCATGTCTGTGGCTGCTAATCGACCTCTGCACCTAGAGGAAGATACGCCAGTGGACGAGCTGAAGCCCTTCTGGGAGTCTACGATGGGCTCTGGACGGTACTACCTGTTCGATCACTGGGGCTCAACCTCAGCGGACAACCTGCTGTCACGAGTGCGGTACATGGCGAAGGCTCTAGATTGCAAGTACGTCATTCTCGATCACCTGTCGATTGTTGTATCATCACAGGACAACGGGGACGAGCGTAAAGCCATCGACGAGATAATGACTAAGCTACGCACGTTAGTCGCTGAGACTGGCATAAGCCTGTTCCTAGTGTCCCACCTGAAGCGTACCAGCGGACAGGCACACGAGGACGGTGGACGCATTAGTCTGAGTGACCTACGCGGCTCACAGTCGATTGCACAACTGTCGGACATCGTTATCGGCATGGAGCGTAACCAGCAACACGAGGATCCTGACATCCGCAACACTACGTGTGTCCGAGTACTCAAGAACCGGTACACGGGACAGACGGGGCCTGCTTGTTGGCTACGGTACGACAACGACACAGGCAGGATTCACGAGACTGCTAATCCTAATCCAGTGGAGACTGAGTTTTGAGCGAGTACCTCAGAAAGAAAAGGCCAGACAGGTACGAGAAGCTGGTATACATACAACAGTACAAACTCGACAGAGGCTGTTCAATTTGTGGATACAACGAGGCTCCACACTCTCTAGATTTAGACCACATAGATCGGACTAAAAAGAGAGGAAAGCTGTCTGATGCACACCTCTGGTCTTGGGATGCTATACACAAGGAGCTAGAGAACTGTGTCGTGTTATGTGCTAATTGTCACAGGAAAAAGACAGCGGAAGAAAAAGACTACTTTGTAGTAGGAAGGGAAGAAGAAGATGACCCACAAATGGATTTACTGTGACATTGAGACTGACGGGCTGGACGCTACGACTATCTGGTGTGCCGCTTGTAAGCACAACGGAGTGACCGAGGTTATCTGTAATGAAGCAGACTTTACTCAATACGTACAGGATCACGAAGGCTGTACTTGGGTATTTCATAACGGAATTGGGTTTGACGTTCCAGTACTTAATCGTCTGTGGAATCAAACCTTTACTAAAGATAATGTGGTGGACACTCTGGTGCTTAGTCGTCTTGCTGATCCTAGCAAGAGCGGTGGACACTCTCTTAGAAACTGGGGCAACGACCTCGCCTTCCCAAAAGGAGACCACGATGACTGGAGCCAGCTAACACCTGAGATGATCGACTACTGCATACGTGACGTAGACGTAACAGAGGCGGTACACAACAAGCTGCAAGTTGAACTGACAGAGTTTAGTCAACAGAGCATTGATCTAGAGCACGATGTGCAGTGGATCATACAACAACAACAGCGTAACGGGTGGCTGCTAGATCAGCGACTCGCACACACTCTAATAGCAACGTTTAAGGAGAGAATGAATGAGATCGAAGAGGACATGCAGAACACTTTTCCGCCAATTATTGAGGAAAGGTTCTCGGAAAAGACTGGCAAGCGTCTTAAGGATAAGGTTACGGTTTTTAATCCAGGGTCGCGTCAACAGGTCGCAGAGAGACTTGAAGCTAAGGGTGCAGTATGGTCGAGGCTTACGCCGTCTGGTCGTCCGCAAGTTGATGAAAGCACGTTGGAAGATAATAAACACGTACCGGAGGCTGCTCTTGTCCTCGAATATCTACTCCTACAGAAACGCTACGCCCAAGTTAAAAGCTGGCTAGAGCATACTGAGGATGATGGACGGGTTCACGGCAGAGTAACTACCAACGGTGCTATCACAGGGCGTATGACACACCAGAACCCTAACATGGCACAAGTGCCTGCTAGTTACTCTCAGTACGGCCACGAGTGCCGCAGCTGTTGGACGGTGCCTGAAGGTAAGAAGCTAGTAGGCTTTGACGCTAGTGGACTAGAGCTGCGTATGTTAGCTCACTACATGAAAGACGAGGAGTTTACAAATGTCTTGCTTACAGACGATATTCACACCAGAAACCAAATGGCTGCAGGGCTTGAAACAAGACCTCAAGCTAAGACTTTCATCTATGCTTTCCTCTACGGGGCAGGAGACGCCAAAATTGGAAGCATCGTCGGAGGATCTGCTGCTGATGGTGCAGAGCTTAAGCAGCGATTTTTACGAAATACACCTTCTCTTGAAAACTTACGAAGTCGAGTTGGACAACAAGCTAAAAGAGGTTATCTTAAAGGACTCGATGGTCGAAAGCTCTGGATCAGATCAGAGCACGCTGCACTGAACACGTTGCTACAGGCTGCAGGTGCTATCGTGATGAAGCAGGCGCTTGTAAAGCTGGATGAGATGGCACAAGAGTTTGACATTGATTACAAATTTGTGGGGAACATACATGACGAAGTTCAGACAGAGGTTGATGAGCAACAGGCAGAGACTTTCGGGTGGCTTGCGGTCGAATGTCTTAAGGAAGCAGGAGAAGACTTCGGACTCAGGTGTCCGCTCGACGGCGAATACAAGATCGGAAATACTTGGGCAGAAACGCACTGATTTGTACGAAAAAGTGCTTGACTCTGAGTCCAGATTCTGATATAATATTAGTATCAACACAAGAGACATACTTATGAAGATATACAACTTAGTCGATGACATCTACTCTGTCGTCTCAACAAAAGAGCCGATGGAGGGTGTCGATCTGGAGCAGGAGATTGAGCACTTCGGTGAAAACTGCAAGCGCCTCATGCGTAACCTGTTCACAGAGAAAAGAGACGGACGTACTCTTCGTATGTCTAACATCGGACGCACTGACCGATACCTCTGGAACGCTGTAAACAAACCTGAAGTAACAGAGGATATGACACCCAACACCTACGTCAAGTTCATGTACGGCCACTTGATCGAAGAGATGTTGTTGTTTTTAACTAGACTGGCTGGGCACGAGGTAACAGATGAACAGAAAAAGTGTGAAGTTGAAGGCATTACAGGTTCTATGGACTGTAAGATTGACGGTATCGTCACTGATATTAAATCTACTTCTACGTTTGGGTTTAAGAAATTCAAAGATGGCACTCTCGCTTACGACGATCCGTTTGGTTACATCGCTCAGATTAAGGGATATGCACACTCGGAGGGAGAAACAAAGTTCGGGTGGTTAGCAATGGACAAACAGAACGGACATCTAACGTATCTGATGTACGACTCTGAGGACACGCAAGCACCTGTGTACGACCTGATCAGTTTCGACATTGCCGAGAGGATCCGCGAAATAAAAAAGCTCGTGGCGCAACCTACTCCGCCGGATATTTGCTACGAGCCTATAGACGATGGAAAAAGTGGAAACCGGAAACTCGCCGTAGGTTGCTCGTACTGTCAATACAAAAAAGAGTGTTGGCCCGAGCTAAGAGCCTTCTCGTATTACTCAGGGCCCCGTTATCTAGTAGAGGTAGTAAATGAACCGAAAGTCCAAGAAATCCAGATTGGGTGATTTTAGATCGGAGTTTGAGAGAGATGTTGCAACGCAGTTACAACCATTTGGTTTTGATTACGAACCGTATCAAGTCCCGTACATCATCGAACGAAAGTACACACCAGACTTCGTGTACGAGAGAGGAGACAGAACGTATCTCATTGAGTGCAAGGGATACTTTAGAGCAGGAGATACGCAGAAGTATCGATCGGTCGCTAAGTCAATACCGGGGACGCAAGAACTCATATTTGTGTTGATGAAGCCTAATCAGCGAGTCAACAAAGCAACAAAGAGCACGATGGCACAGTGGTGTGAAAAGAACAACATTAAATGGTACTGTCTAAACACGTTGAGGGAGCTAGTAGATTATGTCACTGACACTAGAAGAAATTAAGGAGCGACTGTTGAAGCTGTACGATCCTGATGATCTTCTGGAGGCGCTTCAGATAACTGCACAGGATATACTGGACAGGTTTGAAGATAAACTCATCAGACGATTAGACAGTTTTCAAGAGGAGATAGAAGAGGAAGAAGAGTATGAGTATTGATGACGCAACAGCAGCAGACTGGGACGCAGTAGGTGTCAAGACTTGGTACGGTAAACGTCAAGTGCCTAAGTTTGATTCCGTTAACAATCCACACCATTATAACACAGGCGGCATCGAGTGCATTGAAGCTATCAAAGAGTCTATGGACAAGCCCGAGTTCAAAGGCTATCTCAAGGGCAACATAATGAAGTACCTGTGGCGTTACGAATATAAGAATGGCGTAGAGGATCTTCGGAAAGCAAAGTGGTATCTTGATAAGTTAGTTGAGGAGAATCTATGAACGTCATCGAAGGGAACTTCGGCAACAAGGACAAGCCTGCTTCAGCAGAGGACTTGTACGCTGCGTTAGCCGAAGGTATAGTTAAGCTAGGGATCAACACTAATGAGCTACGCACAGCTGTGGTGCTCTATGTGCCGGGTCAGATGCTGGATGTGTTGACCCCAGATGGATCACCAGAGAACGCTATGCTGCTCCTAGAGCTAGGCAAAGCATTTATATTAAATGAAATGATCGCACCAACTGAGGAAGATTAATGGACGCATATCAACAGTACATACACAAGTCACGCTACGCTCGTTACATTCCAGAGGCACAGCGTCGAGAGACTTGGGAAGAAACAGTAGGTCGTTACATGAACTACTGGGTAGACAAAGGCTACATCAAAGACAAGGAAGCACACGAGCTTGCACAGACTGTAGAGAACCTAGAAGTTATGCCCTCTATGCGAGCTTTGATGACTGCTGGTGAGGCTCTGGATCGTGACAACGTAGCTGGATTCAACTGTAGCTATCTACCTATTGATCACCCTAAAGCGTTTGATGAGATGATGTACGTGCTCATGTGTGGAACAGGTGTAGGCTTTAGTGTCGAGCGTCAGTACATCACCAAGTTGCCAGAAGTAGCAGAGGAGTTCCATGAAACAGACACAATTATCCATGTTGCGGATTCAAAAATTGGATGGGCAAAAGCGTATCGGGAGTTGGTATCGTTGCTGTATTCAGGTCAACTTCCCAAGTGGGACGCTAGTGGAGTACGACCTGCTGGTTCCGCGCTCAAAACTTTTGGAGGTCGAGCTAGTGGCCCAGAACCTCTGCTCGAACTTTTCCAATTCACCGTGGAAGTCTTTCGAGGGGCTGCTGGACGAAAACTTAGCTCCATTGAATGCCACGATCTCTGCTGTAAGATTGCTCAAATCGTAGTTGTTGGTGGCGTTAGACGTAGCGCACTAATTAGCTTGAGTAACTTAACTGATGACCGCATACGTCGAGCTAAGAGTGGACAGTGGTGGCAGGATAATCCACAACGTGGCTTAGCAAACAACAGTGCGTGTTACACTGAGAAGCCAGACTTTGAGGCATTTTTGAATGAGTGGAAAAGTTTGTACGAGTCCCGCTCCGGTGAACGAGGAATGTTCTCTCGAGTTGCAAGTCAGAAACAAGCTGAGCGAACTGGGCGAAGAGATGCTACCCATGATTTTGGAACTAATCCGTGTAGCGAAATTATCCTCCGGCCCTATCAGTTCTGCAACCTGTCGGAAGTTGTTGTCCGGCCAAACGATACACTCTCAGACCTCAAACGGAAAGTACGTGTTGCGACTATCCTTGGGACTCTACAGGCAACGTTAACTGACTTCCGGTACTTGCGAAAGGTGTGGAAAGACAACACAGAGGAAGAAGCACTGCTAGGTGTTTCACTAACAGGTATCATGGATCATCCAGTGTTATCTGGAAGGAAAGATAAAAATGAACTTAAGAAGTGGCTTAAGCAAATGCGTGAAGAAGCTATTGGGGTTAATGCCAACTGGTCAAAACGACTGGGTATTAATGCTTCTGTATCTATTACTGCAGTTAAGCCTAGTGGTACTGTTAGCCAACTTGTTGATAGTGCTTCTGGTATTCACCCTCGATACGCTCGGCACTACATACGGCGTGTTAGAGCGGACGCTAGAGACCCTCTTTGCTCAGTCTTAGAGGCCGCAGGAGTGCCTGTAGAGGACGATGTAATGTCACCCA